TCCTACTACGCCCCGCCAACCACGCGGCCTCCGCAGTCATGCCCGCCGGGGTATATCTACAACCCGGAGACGCGACAGTGCGAAGCGTTGATTACTAGCCCTCCTCCGACCACGGCGCCCCCTACGACGCCGCCCCCGACCACGGCTCCGCCAACCACGCCGCCTCCGACTACGGCGCCCCCGAGTCCGACGCCTCCTCCGACGACTCGTCCTCCTGTGACGTGTCCTCCTGGCTATGCGTTGAATGCGGCTGGGCAGTGCGCTCCGATTGACCTCGGCCCGTGTCCCGCGGGCTATGTTCGTAGCACCATTACCGGTCGCTGCGAGCCCACTACAACAGGGACGCCGCCGCCTGGTACGACCGCGCCGCCAACTACTGCGCCTCCGACCACCCCGCCCCCGACTTCTGGGTGCAAGCAAGGGGAGATCTATAGCACCACGCTAGGCAAGTGCGTACCGATTACAACCGAGGCGCCGCCGACTACGGCCCCGCCGGCGACGACCGCACCGCCTCCGGGGGTGATTACGAAGTTTGACCCGTCGGCCGCGATGCTTGAGGCGTACAGGCGGATGTTCGGCACGGGAGTCGTGAACCTTGGTGGGCCAGGCGCGACCACTTCAACGACGACAACTTCCCCGTTGGTCAGCACCACAGGGATCGGTACGCCGACTCCTGGCACTGCAACGGCGGGGTCCCCTGCCCCGCTGCCTGGGTTCAAGAACGTGACCTTTACTCCGGGCCAGCCACAGTTCTTTGGTCAGACGGGCGGGATGTTGCCTGGCACGATGCCGTCGGCGTACAACCCGTTCTCTTTGTACAAAGGCCCCAACGCGGTCGACATGATCGGCCAGAACCCGAATCTGAGTCCGACGATTCTCGGCGGCTTGCAGGGGCTGGGGTATTACGTCGATCGTTTGGGTAATCGCATCATGTCACCGGGTGGCGGCTTTATGCGCTTTGCCGAGGGCGGTGAGGCGGATAAGGAAGAAGCAGCGCAGTCTGCACAAGCCGAACTTCGTGCGCTGCTCGACGCCATGCCTGCTGAAACGGAGACGGAGGTGTCGGTCTCCCCGACCGCTCGCTCTGTTCGCAAGACAAAGAAAAAGGCTGTGGACACGGGCAAGGCCAAGGGCATTTCCATGAGCCTTGAAGAGTCAATGGCGAGCATTGAGCCGCCAAGCCGCGCCTCGGCCCGTGATCAGTTAGCCGCGCTCATGCGACGCAATCGCGGTCTTGCGGCGAAGACGTTCAGTGCGCCGACGCTCGATCGCGCAAGCCTCGCGGCCCGCGGACCACTGGCCACAAAGCGATTTGAAGAGGGGGGTGAAGCGAAGAGCACGGCCCGTGAGCAGTTAGACAAGCTCGCGGAATATGCGGGCCGTGGAGCGCGAAGCGTGAAGCGTGGTGCGGCGGAGTTGCTGGGTGTTGCGGACATTCCGCGGCGTGCCGAGCGGGAGTCGGTCGCGGCGTTTGGCGTGAAGGAGTCTGGCGGGGGCAAGGCCGATGCGATGCGGCATTTGATGTACCAGGCGGATCTGGCGCGCAAATTTAATCCGACGGCGGCGAACGTGGTAAGTCGGTTGTACGAGCTGACTTCGCCAGGGCAGTCGAGTGCGGAGTACGAGATGGATTTGTACAACGACGCGTTGGGGCGGCAGATTGGCGAGCGTGCGAAGAGTGACGAGGATGTTGTACGTTTGGCTCGCGAGTACGTCGAGAAGAACAAGGCAAAGATCCTGCCTAAAGAGCAGCGCACGGGATACGCCAAGGGCGGGGACGTTAAGCGGAAGGGGCGCTGATGAAGGACGCGCTTGCCGGATTGAAGGTGCGCCCGAAGCGCCGCGCGAACGGCAGTCCGCGTGCGGGGGAGACGAGTGCGAATTTGCTGCGCTCGATTCCGACGAGTTTTCCGAGTGGCGCCCCTGCCGAACAGCCGAGTTGGAGGGACATCGAGGCGTATGACCCGCAAGTGTTGAGTGCTGCCGCGGGCCGTGGCATTACAGGCGCGTTCGAGGGCACGAAGCAGTTACTAAGTGGCGCGACGGATTATCTTGGCGGCTTCATGCAGTCGGTGCGGGAGAAGTCTCCTGCGGAGCTGCGTGGCACGGCGCCTGCGCAAAGTAAAGAGACGTACGAGGCCACGAACCGTGCGCTATCGGAAGCGGCGCAAGATCCGCTGACCACGGCCAAGAAGCTGGCGTCGGCGTTCGTGGACGTGGGCGTAGAGGCAACAAAGAGCCCTGCGAGCACGACGGAATTTATTGCCAATATCTTTACGCCGGTCCCTGGCCCGAGCGTGCGCAGAGGCCCGCCTATATCGCAGGTCGTTAAGCCCAAGGGCGGAGATTTCCCAAAACGCATAGAAGCCATCGAGGCGTTGAAGACATGGGAACCTGACGTACCTGGGCCGACAAAAGAAAGGGCGGTCAATAATTGGCTCGATACTAAGCTATCTAAATACATCCGTAGTGAGATGGCGACACCGGAGGATCCGATCCGCAAGCTCGCGGAACAAGGCATTTTGCATGTGGATCCTGAGATGATTAACTACGATCCGGTGCGCTATGGCGACCCGGATCTTGGCCCAAAGGTCACTGAGTTACTAGCGCAATCTCCTGCGGCGCAGGTTTGGGAAGGCGCCACGGATTATTTGATGGGGAGTCGTAAAGCGGGAGAGCTCGCTAAAGACGATTACATAGAACCTTTCTTGAACGAAAATCCGTGGATTGCGGAAGTCGCAAAGAAGGATCCCGAGCGCAAGGTCTATCTGCCTTCTGAAGAGCTCGGCCGTTTCTTAGGGTTTGATCACCTTCGCGACGAGCTGTTTAATTCCATTGACGCCGAGTCTGGATTGCCGCCACAACTTCGGTTGACCGAGGAGCAGCTCGGCCGCATGTCGGTGCCGGATGCCGTGCGGCATGTGAGCAAGATCAATAAATGGCGGGAAAAACAGAAGGCAGAGGCCAACTCGGCGTTGGCAAACAACGCGGCCACGGTGCCGTTTAAGGACTACCCAGATCAGCAATATGGGTGGTTTCAAATAACGACGGATTCGCCTGAGAATCGACAAGTCCTTCAAGACGCGTTGAACTACGAAGCAGATCTGATGAAGCACTGTGTCCGTGGTTACTGCGACGATGTCTTTGCAGGGCGTTCGCAGATCTATTCGCTTCGGGACAAGAAGACAGGCGAGCCGCACGTAACGATTGAGGTTATCCCCGATCCAGATCCCTATAACCTAGAGTTCCCCGAACGGTTAAGCCCAGAGAACAAAGCTCAGTTCCGGGAATACATTCGCCAGTGGCGAGTGCGCAATCCTGATGTAGAGGATTTGAACTACGAGCAGATGAATCAGGCTCTGAGAGAAGCGGGCGTTCCTCCGATCAATAACCCGATAATTGAACAGATCAAAGGCAAGGTAAACAAAAAACCGAAAGAGGAATACCTTCCGTTTGTGCAGGACTTTGTCCGCTCTGGTAAGTGGGGCACCGTTGAAGAACTAGAGAACACAGGCCTTGTAGACCTCATGCGCCATCGACCCCGTTGGGAAGCCGAACAACTACAGCGCGAAGGGGTTCGTTACGTGACGCCGCAGGAGCTCGAGGCGTTTAGGTATAGACTTAAAGGCGAGCAGCAATAGCATTTCCGTTATATCTGTACTAGGATTACAACATGCCAATTGACAAAGCTATCAACCAGGCCCCAGACGCCGGCATTCTGGTCATCGCAGAGGAATCTGCCCCGATGCCGGACGTGGAGATCGTCCTGGATGCGGACGGTAGCGCGGTTGTAGAGATTGGCGAGCAGGAAGCGAAGGAGGTCGACTTCTACGCAAACCTTGCGGAGGTCATTGAGCCGGAGGCGTTGTCCAGGATTGCTCTGGATGTCTCCGCGATGTTCGAGGCGGACAAGGGTTCGCGTTCGGATTGGGAGCAGATGTACGCCAAGGGGCTGGATCTGCTGGGTTTGCGCATGGAAGAGCGCACCAAACCCTTCCGTGGAGCGGCTGGCGCGGCCCATCCGATGCTCCAAGAGGCGATCATCCAGTTCCAGGCGCAGGCTTTTCGTGAGCTGATGCCCGCGGGCGGGCCTGTCCGCACGCAAATCCTGGGCAAGGAGACTGTGGACAAGTTCCAGCAGGCCTCGCGCGTGCAGGATTTTATGAATTATCAGATCACGACGGTGATGGAAGAGTACACACCGGAGTTTGATCAGCTTCTGTATTACACAGGATACGGTGGATCGACGTTCAAAAAGGTCTATTACGACGCTTCGCTCGGTCGAATGGTCTCCAAACTGTGTTTGGCGGACGATGTTTACATCCCGTACAACGGTTCGAGCGTTGTTTCGCAGTGTCCGCGGCTGACTCACCGCATTGCAATGGACTCCAACGAGTTCAGAAAGCGCGTGGTGGCCGGCGAATACCTTGATGTACCGGTTGATTTGGAGCCAACGCCCGCGGATCCGAGCCAAATCCAGGCTGCGATCGACAAAGTGGTTGGAATCCAGCCAACGGACTCGGCGGGCGAGGTGTTTTTGCTTGAAATGTTGGTCGATTTAGACATTCCGGGCTTCGAAGACGTTGACGAAGACGGTAATTCGACCAAAATTAAGCTGCCGTACGTGGTGACGTTGGCCGAAGACACGTTAAAAGTCATTGGCGTGCGTCGAAACTGGAAAGAAGACGATAAACTCAAGCGTCGGCGCAACTATTACGTGCACTATGTGCTCGTCGAAGGCCCTGGCGCGTACGGTTTGGGCTTTGTGCACCTGATCGGTGGTCTTTCCAAGGCCGCGACGACGGCTCTGCGGCAGTTGATTGATGCGGGAACGCTCGCCAACCTGCCCGCGGGCTTCAAAGCACGTGGCGCGCGGATCGCGGATGACTCTGACCCGATCCAACCGGGTGAGTGGCGCGACATCGAAGTGGGCGGCGCGGAGATTTCTTCGTCTTTGCTGCCGTTGCCGTACAAAGAGCCGAGTCAGGTGCTCTTTGCGTTGCTTGGATTCCTCGTAGACGCCGGCAAGCGGCTCTCGAGCACCGCTGACATGCAGGTTGGCGATGGCAACCAGTACGCACAGGTCGGCACGACGCTCGCGCTCCTTGAGCGCGGCTCGATGGTGATGTCGGCGATCCATAAACGACTGCACTACGCACAGTCGCTCGAGTTCCGGCTGTTGGCCGAGGGCTTTGGCGAGTATCTGCCGGATGAGTACCCGTACGAAGTGCCGGGCGCGAGCCGAAAGATCAAACGGGTTGACTTCAACAACATGGTGGCAGTGCTGCCGGTTGCTGATCCCAACATTTTCAGCAGCGCGCAGCGTATCCAGCTTGCCCAAATGCAGTTGCAGATGGCGCAGAGCGCACCGCAGATGCACAACATCTACGAGGCGTACTATCGTGTGTACTCTGCGCTCAACGTGCGCGACATTGACGGCATTCTCCTGCCGCAGCACACACAGATGCCGAAGGATCCGGCGAGTGAGAACGCGTCAGTGCTCAACAGCATGCAGCTCAAAGCCTTTGCCGGTCAGCAGCACGATGCGCACATTGCTGCGCACTTGATGATGGGGCTTTCGCCAATTCTCCAAGGCAATCCCATGGCCGCGATGGTACTTCAACAACACATCCTCGAGCATGTGCGTTTGAAAGCCGAGGAAGACGTCGAGGCGGATCTTTTCAAACTGTACGGCACGGATCCCGATCGCATGGTTTCGCAGATTCAGAAGGAAGGCATGGTCGCGATCAAGGTCGCGCAGTATCTGCAAGAGGTCCGCACTACGCAGGATCAGCTTTCTGGTGCTGCGGGGGGCGCAGAAGACCCGTTGGTCGCGCTCAAGGAGAAGGAAATCGAGCAGCGCGCGCAGGCAGAGCAGGGCAAACTCCAGCTCAACCAACAGAAGTTGCAGCTTGAGCAGCAGAAGCTCCAGCAGTCGATGCAGATTGATCAACAACGCCTGCGATTGCAGGCCGCTAAAGGAGGACGTTGAGATGCCTTTGAAACGTGGATCGAGTCAGAAGACGATCAGCTCAAATATTGGTGAGATGGTCCGTTCCTTCAAGAAGAAGGGCAAGATCGGCACCAGCAAGCCGGGTAGCGTAAGCGCCGCGACCAAACAAGC